GGGGAAAAGATCAACCCGCGCAACATGGACGGCGCCTTGGTCTCGCGCATCCCGGCCCCGCCCTTGACGTGCTTGTCACCCGCTTTGAGCAGTTCCTGCACCGTATCCCAGACCTCTTGATCAATGATGGCACTGTGTTCGCCGGGATACTGCTGCCCCTTGTATGCGGCCATACCGATGTAGACAGGGTTCTTGAACACCTTGTAGACGTAGCCCTTGGTGATTAGCTTGCCTTGGCGTTCGATCCCCTTGGCGGTGGTCCACGACTTGGATGTGACGCCCTTGGCGCGCAGATCTCTCACAAGCGAGGCCATCGAGGGCATCGCAGCGAACCTCGTGAACATTTCCCGGACGATCTTCGCTTCTTCCGGGTTGGGAATCAGCTTTCGGTCTGCAACGTCATAGCCCAGTGGTGGCATTCCGCCCATCCAGATGCCGCGCTGGCGTGAGGCCGCAATCTTGTCGCGCACTCGCTCGCCAGCCAACTCTCGTTCGAACTGGGCAAAGGACAGCAGGATGTTCAACGTCAGCCGGCCCATGGAGGTGGTCGTGTTGAACGCTTGCGTCACCGACACGAAGGTGACCTTGTGCTCGTCAAAAATCTCGACCAACTTGGCAAAGTCAGCAAGTGAGCGCGACAGCCGGTCGATTTTGTAGACGACGATGATGTCGACCATGCCGCTGCGGACATCCTCCAGCAGTTTTTTGAGGCCCGGGCGGTCCATGTTGCCGCCGGAGAAGCCACCGTCGTCATAGCGCTCCCGCGCCATGAGCCAGCCTTCCGATTTCTGGCTGGCGATGTAGTTCTCACAGGCGTCCCGCTGGGCGTCCAGCGAGTTGAAGTTCTGGTCGAGCCCTTCTTCGGTGGACTTGCGCGTGTAGATGGCGCAGATCAGGCGACGTTCTGCCGTCATGCGCTGCTCCTTGCCGAGCCCAGCCCAAAGAAGGCCCACCCATTGCGGTTGGTGCCGGTAATTGCGCGCGCGATGCTTGACAGAGATTTGTACCGCCGGCCCTGGTAGTCGAAGTGGTCGACGCCCACCACGACCTCGCAAGGCGTGCCTTGCCATTCACGGATCAGCCGTGTCCCGGCAATGGGGCGGTTGTCCAGCCGGCGGCGCCGGACCTCCTGTTTTCCGCCATCGAGCTGCTCGCCCAGCAGCTCGAGGCGCTTGGCACTTTCTCGCTTCAGACCTCCGTAGGCTAACTCTTGGATGCGGTACGCCAGGCGGGTTTCAAGGAAGCGGCGGTTGAACGGGGGCGCGTCTTGGTGGAAGAGGTCCCGCCACATCTGCTTGAGTTCGGCAGTACTGGCAGTTTTGAGGGCGGCCACGCGGGCTACAACGGGTTCAGTCACTGGGGTTCTCCTTGGTGGTCAGGACACCCCGTACTAACGCTCTGTTCGGTCAGGTTATCAAGTCCATCCTGGCGGTCGCGCATGCGGATGACGGCCATGGCCAGGATGACGCCCACGATGGCCGCAGGGGACCGCTCTGAGGGCTTCTTTTGTCTGGGGCGAGGGAGGGGTGCTGGCATGAAGGTTCATACCGGCGTACACCGTGTTCTTTCTCAGACCTGCGGCGGTGACTTAACATTGACCTACTGATGGTGAGACACCATCCGAAAAGGAATTCAAAAGAATTAGAAAAAGGACGAGAAAATCATGCGCATGTACAGCCAATTTGAACATCTTGACCCTTTGAAGGGTCAATTGCCGTGGGCACCTTTTCACGAAGCGCAGAATGTTTTGGGCCGTGCTCGTTCAATTCTCAGACTGGCAAATCGGACTGGCGCCGAAATCCAAGCCATAGCAACCGATGCAGCTTACTTAATCGAGCGTTACTTTGAGCACGAAAAAGAGCGCAAGCTCGATGAAATCCGGGACGATCAGAAATACGGATTGCTTGAAACTGACGAAGATGGAAACTTCATCGACTTCAAGTCTGAGGCTTACGATGAGTACGACATCCACACAGCGGATAACACACCGGATCTGGATGCCCTGACTGAAGCCCTCGACTGGGGTTTTGATCCAGCGGCTTTAGAGGACGTCAAAGATGTCAAGGACTACGAGTATTACGCGGTCTATGCAATTTGTTTCTTGGCAGACTACGCCAGAACCCTAGAGTTCAAGCTTCAGTTAAACCCAATCGGGTGGGTCAAAAGAGAGAAGAGAACATACGAACCCAGTGAGGTTGCTCAGCTCGGGAAAAAACTTTTCGAGGCGATCGAGGCTGTTTGTTTTGCCGAACGACTTCGTGCAGTCGACAGGGTTGAACAGAAATATCAGGCAAAGATCGAAAAGCTTCAGGCTGGGGCCGCCGTGAGAATCACGGCTGAAGACTACGAGAGAATGCGTGACGAGATTAAACGGGATCTACAGGCTGAGGACCATGCGCAAAGACGCGAGCGATCTGAAGCCAATAACAATATTCGTCACCAAGAAAATCGAAATATCAAGCAGTCGGTACTAGATGACTTTGCTCAGAACTCTCGTCGGTTCGATAGTGCTGAAAAAGCCGCAGATCACTATGTCGACGAACTCCAGAGTCGAGGCATTGAGCGAAGCCATCGGACTGTGGCGGACTGGATCCGGGAATATGCTCGTAACAACGGCATTCGCTTTCGGTGAAATCGACATACGGTCTCCGTAGGAGGCCGTACGACGTCCAGATTTTCGTAGACCGTACGACCTCCGCTGGGTCCTGTGCGGCGTCCTTTTGAGCCCGTGCGGTGACCGGCGGACCCTTGTTTCAATTGTTCATACCTGACCCGATGATCACTCCATGCAATCTAAAACGGAGTCGAAATCGTGGATCAATCTGGAAATCACCGTACCGGGCCGGTAAACCCGAAAAACAGAGCACAGCAAAACTGCGGCACCCTTAACTCAACGAAAACGGTATCAGCAAACGATCCGTTTTATTGTGCAGCAGTGGGGGCGGCCAAGACCCGTACCTACAGGGCGGCTGTTACCGCCGGGCTGAGCCCGACCGAGCGGGAGGACCTGTACCAGGAGATTCTGCTCGACATCTACGAGCGCAAGGGCCAGTTCGACCCATCCCGCGGAGCATCGGGTACGTTCACTGGACTGGTCTCGACACACCGGACAGCCGACTTCCTCAACGCCCGCAAGGCGGACAAGCAAAAACTGGTTTTTGCTGAGCCAGAGCACGTTGACACTCTGGAAGTCGTCGCGATTGATCGGGCGATTCATGGCTATTTTCCCTCCCAGTCATCCGCCAACGATGAGGATGGGGGGCAAATTGATTCAGATCACCCGCAGGATCTGCTCTCCGACTGGGACGGCGACGATGATCTGTTTTCGAACTCGAGCACCCAGCACGACCTGCTCACTGCGCTGGCCTACATGAGCGACGAACAGCGCAGCCTGTTCGACCTGCTTGCTGCCTACCAAGATGTTCCCAGCGCCGCCAAGGCCTCTGGGATGTCTTCTGCCACCTTCTACCGCCGTGTTGACGACCTGCGCATGCACCTGCGCATGTTCGGCATACGGCCGGCCGCCTGACCGACCGCGGGGTGGCTGAGAAAACCAGCCCCCTCGCTCGGTAAGAACCTTCAAGAACTGCAAACGCCGCGCCCCTCTGGGCGGTGGTGGTAGGCCAACTCACGCCTGGAGATTTGATGTTGAACGCAAAAACCATTGTTGAAACCACGCGCAGCCATCTCGGTCTGGGCGTTAACGCTGGCGTGGCTACCCCTCCGGTGTACGTGCCGCCCGAAAAACTCACCGAAGCCGGTCTGTGCGACTGGATGGCAAACGCCCTGGTCGGCCAGTCCATCCAGTACCACGAGGGCTTTCTGCTGCTGGACCGCTCGGACTCGGGCAGTGGCCTGTTGTCGAAGGACCGAAACCGCCTCCATGCTCTGGCCAGACGCGCTTGGATCGCCTGCGAGTTGGGGCTGGTCCACCTGTTCAGTCTGAAGGTGGCCGACGGCCATTACCGCTACATCGCCGTGCGATCGGCCAACACCCTCACGGCCCCCGAAATTCGTACCCGCCTGCGCCAGTTTGGTACGCAATCCCCCGTGCCCGCCACAGGCACCCATTGAGAAAGAGAGTCCCCATGATCCCTGAACCCGATGCCCTCGACGAGGTGGGCAACTTTGTGATGGTAGAGCTTGAAAACCTGCCACTGGCGGACCTCAATCGCCTGATCCAGCGCGTGTCTGACGCTGAGGAGACCGCCCGCCACTACAAGCAGTTCCTGCAAGGCGTTCTGCACCGCCGCTTCGGTGAGCGGGCGCACCAGTTGCGCCAGGACGCTGGTAAGTCCACCGGTACGGTTCGGTTCGCTGAAGACGGGTTCACCGTTGTGGCGGACTTGCCAAAGCGGACGGAATACGACCAACGCAAGCTCAAGGAAGCCGTCGAAGCCCTGCGCAAGTGGGGCGAAAACCCCGAGGACTACGTGAGCCTCGAGGTCAAGGTCGCCGAGGCCAAGTACACAGCCTGGCCGCCAGCAGTGCGCCAACTGTTCGAACCCGCCCGCACCCTCAAAGCCGGCAAGCCCACCTACAAGCTTGAGCGCATCGTGGACGGTGCTGTGCCTGAGGCAGCGAATGACAGCAAGTTCGGGGAGGAGTTCTGATGGCTATCTCCCTTGCACAACTCAACCGGGCGGGCACGCCTAAGCCGCCCAGGGTGCTGATTCACGGTGTTGCTGGCGTCGGTAAGACCACCTTCGCAGGCCAGGCCAACAAACCCGTGTTTATCCAGACCGAAGATGGGCTGGGCACCAACTCCGCGGCGAATTTCCCGCTGTCTCGGACCTTCGACGAAGTGATGGAGGCACTGGCGGCGCTCTACACCGAGCAGCACGATTTCGCCACGGTCGTGATCGACAGCGTGGACTGGCTTGAACCGCTGGTCTGGGCAAAAGCCTGCCGCGACAACGGCTGGAATTCGATCGAGGACGCTGGGTACGGCAAGGGCTACGTCGCGGCCCTGAACCTCTGGCGCCAGTACATCGATGGCCTCAACGCACTTCGTGATGACCGCGGGATGACCGTGGTGCAGATCGCGCACACCGACATCAAGCGTTTCGATTCGCCTGAGCACGACCCCTACGACCGCTACGTGATCAAGCTCCATGCCCGCGCCGCGGCATTGCTGCAAGAGCACTCGGATGTCGTGCTGTTTGCCAACTACCGGATTTCCACCGTCAAGGCGGACGTCGGCTTCAACAAGAAGGTCAGTCGTGCCGTGGGCTCCGGCGAGCGTGTGATTCACACGGTCGAACGCCCAGCCTTCCTGGCCAAGAACCGCTACGACCTGCCCGACACGCTTCCCCTTGAGTGGTCTGCCTTTGCGCAGGCCATGCCTGAAACCTTGCATTCCACCCTGACCCCATCCACCACCCGCACCTGAAAAAGGAGAAATCACCATGGCTTCATTCGGACAAACCTTCGACGCATCCTCTGTCGCGCCCAGCACCAGTTACGACGTACTGCCCCCGGGCAAGTACCTCGGCCAGATCGTCGCCAGCGAAATGCGCCCTACCAAAGACGGCACCGGCCAGTACCTGTATCTGGAAGTCGACATCCTTGAGGGTCAGTACGCCGGCCGCAAGCTTTTCGACCGACTCAATCTGGTCAACGCCAATCCCGACACGGTAGAGATCGCCAAGCGCACGCTGTCGTCGATTTGCCGCGCCGTGGGCAAGATGCAGGTGAGTAACTCCGAGCAGTTGCATCTGATCCCTATCACCCTTGATGTGCGGGTGCGCCCGCCCAAGGGCCTGTACGGTGAGTCCAACTCCATCCGCTATCTGCCGCGAGGCGGTACTAGCGGAGCGGTCGCCGGCCCCCCCCCCCCGCCCCCCCCGGGGCCAACGGGCTGCCCTGGAAGCGCCAGGCGTAAGGAGGACCCGAGCATGCATGAGCACGCGCCAGCGGCCACGCCGATCCGACTGCCCGGCACCTTGCAGGGCTGCCGCGAGCGGTTGGCCGCGCTTCAAGATGAGATCGCGTCCATAAGGATCCAGATTGCAACGACCGACATCCGTCGCCAGACAGAGAAGAAGTCGCTCGATGCCACCTGGTTCCACCGGGCCAAGACGGCGCTGCGCCTGAAACAGCAGGAACTGGCGCAGTTGACCGCTCACATGGCCAAGTTGAATGCGGCTGAGTCCGGGGGCCACAGGGAGCGGTTCAAGGATGCACTGATCGAGGTGCTGCGCGCCGGCTGCGACGATGAGCGCTGGCAGGCAGCGGTGACCCGAGCCCGGGAGCTTCACGCCAAGCAGGGGGTGCAGCATGGCTGAATTGCCCAGCATCACCAGCCTCACCCGAGAGGCGATCTTCTCCGCCTACGAAGCCGACGCAGGAGACGGGTTTCGTGCCCACCTTGGCGCGTCGCTGATAGGCAAGGAATGTGAGCGCGCCCTCTGGTTTGATTTCCGCTGGGTCACCCGCGCCCGGCATCCTGGCCGCCTTTTGCGCCTGTTTGAGACCGGCCAACTGGAAGAAGCTCGGCTGGTTCAGAACCTGCGTCGCACCGGAGCGACGGTTCTGGAAGTTGATCCGGACACGGGTCGCCAGTTTCGGGTTCAAGCGCATGGTGGCCACTTTGGGGGCTCGCTCGATGGCGTGGCCATCAACCTGCTGGAGGCGCCCAAGACCTGGCACGTGCTGGAGTTCAAGACGCACTCGGTCAAAAGCTTCAACGACCTGATGGCCAAGAAGGTGCGCGAGAGCAAGCCGCTGCACTTTGCCCAGATGCAGGTCTACATGAACCTCATGGGCTTGACCCGTGCGATGTACCTGGCGGTCTGCAAGGACACCGACGACGTTTACGTCGAGCGGGTCGAGGCAGATCCGGCTTTTGCGCAGGGCCTATTGGCCAAGGCTGAGCGAATCATCTTCGCTGCCAACCCACCACCGCGCATCAGCACCGATCCTGCCTGGTACCAGTGCCGCATGTGTGACCACGCACCGGTCTGCCACGCGGACGCACCAGACGCTTTAGCCCCCGAGATCAATTGCCGAACCTGCCTGCATGCAACACCCGTCGACGGTGGGTGGGACTGCGCACGCCATGACCGTTCTTTGACCGAGGCCGACCAGCGCGCTGCCTGCGCCATGCACCTCTTCATTCCATCGCTGGTACCGGGCCAGCAGGTCGACGCAGGCGAGGACTGGGTCGAGTACGAGTTCGCCAGTGGGAATCGCTGGCGCGACACCGGAAGAACCAAGTATGCGAACACCTTTTAAGGAGCACCAGCATGAGTCTGACCCTTCGCCCCTACCAAAGCGGTGCCATTCAAGGCATCTACAACTACTTCCATGAGGACACCGGCAACCCGCTGGTGGTCATCCCGACCGCTGGCGGCAAGTCGCTGGTCATGGCCACCTTCGTAGAGGGCGTGCTCAAGGCTTATCCGGACCAGCGCATCCTGATCGTGACCCATGTGCGGGAGTTGATCGAGCAGAACTACACCGAGCTCAAGAAGCTCTGGCCACAGGCCCCTGCGGGCATCTATTCGGCCGGTCTCAAGCAGCGCGATATCCATGCCCGGATTCTTTTTGCCGGGATTCAGTCTATCCACAAGCGGGTCTATGACGTCCAACAGTGTGACCTGGTGCTCATTGACGAGGCGCACCTGATTCCGCGGTCGAGCAACACCATGTACCGGCGCTTCCTGTCTGACCTGGCCCGGCTCAACCCCCAGATGAAGGTGATTGGCCTGACAGCTACACCGTACCGGTTGGACTCAGGCCTTCTGCATGAAGGCGATGACGCCATCTTCACGGACATTGCCTATGAGGTGTCGGTGCGCGAGTTGATCGACCAGGGCTACCTCTCCCCGCTGATCACCATACGTGTGACCACGTCCTTTGCCTTTACCTGGACTGCGGCGATGGACGAAGTCCACCAGGTGAGCGCAACTGGACCGTAGGAGATGGAGAGCTGATCCTTCAAGACCCCCGCCCGATGGCGGGGTTTCCTTTTTGGGAAAAGGTTCACTACATCGAGACCTTCCCTGGTCTCGTGGTCCTTCATCCCTCACGCATTTGGCATGAAACCAACCCATTCAATGCGCAGGGCGATCGCGTTCTGTTGGTCGTGACGCTGCGCGTCATGTCGCACAACTATTCCGATTTGTATTGCAACTTACAGGAGGATCGATGAGCAATTCACACCCTATTGGACTCAATGCCCGGCCTGGCTACAGCGCTCAAGTGGCCAAGATCGACGACGCCCACATTCAGATGGTGGTGGATGTCGAACCACTGAATGGAAACCCTGGCTCGCGCCATACATTCAATTTAACGATGCTGCCCGGCCAGGATATGGCTGAGCTTTGTCGCACGGCCTATCCCATTGCGTTTGAAGGGAGTGAGCTTTGAAATTCACACTCACTCTTAACGGTCAACGCGGATTCCAGCGACAAGCCATTTATGACCCAGAAGACTCTAGTCTGATTTGGGCCGACAGCGGGGAACCGTTACCTCTGCCGCAGGCGTTTCCCCGGCAAGAATTGGATTGGGAGCCGTTCTGGCACCTCCATCATCCATCTAACCCTGCTGGCAAGTCCCGCGACATCAAACACTTGAAGCTCCAACTTGGGCTCAAGTGCAATTACACCTGCCAATATTGCTCGCAGGCCCATCAGCCGCATGACCTCGACGGGCACCCCGATGATGTCCAGCCTTTCATGGAGCAACTCCAGGGTTGGTTTGCCGGAGGAGCCGACGGTCTAGGGAGTGGCGTCAAGATCGAATTCTGGGGTGGCGAGCCATTCGTTTACTGGAAGCTGTTGCGTCCTCTGGGTGAGGCAGTCAAAGCCCGGTATCCACATGCGCAACTTTCCATCGTGACCAATGGCTCGCTCTTTGACGACGAAAAACTTGCCTGGGTTGAGGCGCTGGACATTGGAATCGGTCTATCTCACGACGGCCCTGCGCAATCGTTTCGAGGCCCTGATCCGCTGGACGATCCTGAGCGCCTGACGCACATCAAACGCTGGATTTCTCGCCGTATGCCGATCGACAGGATGAGCTTCAACACGGTTCTGCATCGTCATAACCAGTCACTCAAAGCGGTACGGAAGTTCTTCGCTGAGAAGCTTGACTTGCCAGTTCAAGCCGTTGTGCTGGCGACGGAGGAGGTGATGCTTCCTTACGACACCTCAGGTCAGGCTCTTTCTCTTCAAGGTTCCGATCATGTTCGGTATCTGCACCAGCTCTTTTGGGAGTTGGCTACGGGTTCAGCTATGGCGGTGGGAACGCTCCGCGACAAAGTCGATGAATTTCTACGTTCTCAGGGGCAAAGCCGGCCGTTGGCTGCGCTGGGACAAAAGTGTGGCATGGACCGCTCAGACTCGATTGCGGTAGACATGAAGGGCAACGTCACGACTTGTCAAAACATGAGTGCCTCCACCGATCACAAAATCGGGCAGGTAGATTCATTCGACGACATCAGCCTGGACACGGCTTACCACTTCAGTACGCGGAGTGAATGTCCTCGATGCCCGGTGGTGCAACTGTGCAAGGGCGCATGCCTATTTTTGGAGGGTGACTTCTGGCGCGGGGCCTGCGATAACTCGTTTACGCACAACCTGGCCGTACTCTCTGCAGTTCTTTACTACCAGACGCAGGGACTGGTCCTCACGAGAGTAGAGGCGCCGGCTATTCGTGCCGAAGGCATCACCGGGGTAGATGTCATCAATCTTGAGTTTGTGGAGGGCGGCGGGGACTTTTCTGCTCTCAGTGAAGCAGTGATGCCAACCATCTATCAGCCGGCAGCTCTTCAAGAGCGCAAGCCTTTCCCTATCGCCGTTGTCGCTGGATAAGCGGCGCCTCGTTCAAACTATACCTACGCCCGCCTGGCTCCTGCCAGAGCGGGCTTTTTCTATTTGAAGACGACCATGACCGATGACACCCAGAACCCCTCGGTCCTCAGCATGCGCCAGGAGGACCTCGACGAGCTACTGACTCGTGCTGCTGAACGCGGAGCTGAGCGATGTCTCGCGCACCTTGGTCTCGAAAACGGCAGTGCAGCTCGAGATATCAGGGAGCTTCGCGATCTTCTCGAAGCGTGGCGTGATGCCCGTAGGACGGCGTGGCAAACGACCATTAAGGTCGCCACAACAGGCATCCTGGCTGCTCTGTTGGTGGGTGCTGCCATCAAGCTCAAGTTGATGGGAGGCGCCCAATGATCGAGACCCTTCTTGGAGGCCTTCTGGGCGGTGCATTTCGT